AAGCAGGGTCCCTCCATTGGTAGACCCAGTTCCTTGACTTTGGCCCAAACTCCTCATCGAGGGAGTGTAATGGGGACTCAGAGAAACCGAGAAACCCTGGTGAACAAGATAGTCCACAAGGGGAGGAGGGAAATCCTTCGCTTGGATCACTTGGGACGTATTGGATAACTTCGTCAGCCCGTAGGTCAACGGATCCAGGGTACGCCCGACGTGCCCAGTTGAGGGCTTCGAAGTAGTCGAGCTCTTCATCGGAGGGGCAGGGGTCGAAGGGAAAGTAGTAGTCTTCCTCGTCGAGAAACCGGGTTGCTTCTGACTCGGGGACTGAAAACTCTCGTTGTTCTTCGGGGGCGCCCTGGCCTTCGGAGGAGCTGAGGTGTGTTTGATGGGCTGCTGTGCAGCTGATTTGATATTTCTTGGCATGCTTAGACATTGGATCCCTTTAAGCGAAAGGGACTGTTCATCATATGTTAGGGAAACACGGCACCGACTTATTGCCTGTTGTACTATCCTTGTGGCTATTGCCACCACGAATTATGAATACAGCTTTCGCTGCGTCCAACGCGATCAGATAGGGTTGCGGTTCCGATGTTTGTCCTTCTTCCGTGCAGTCTCTTGACATTCCGGTTGGCTATCAACTAGCCTTCCTTAGTACGTTAATAGTTACATCCGCGCCCCGGGGGCTCCTGCCAAGGAGTCGGGGCGCGAAAGCCGTTTTGGAAGATAAAACATACAACCCAATGAGCTAGCACGGAGTCTTTGGTTGCGGCGCTCTACGCAACCAAGGCGGTCGTTATTCCAAGACCGTTGAGTCGTTCCTTGTTAGACTCAAAGCTTGCGATAGCCTGATCCCGAATTCGGTCGATAATACGACGTCTTCGAAGATAGGTTTCGCCCTCAGCGATGAGCTCATCAAGGTCGACTTGAGCACCGTTTATGCTCTGTTTTCTGTTCGAATCAATTGACACAGGTTCGTTGTGTCCTGCAGGGGTCGTCGCCACCAGGTCCATATAGACTGGTAAATAAGGGCGTTCGTCAATGCTACAGTTGAATACGCGATAGTCGCTATTCACAATGCCTGCTTTTAAAAGAGGCTCCAAGGACCACGGCTGAGGTGCCGGGTTCTCACAGCGGAGACGTTTGCGTCCCTCCATGAGCGGTCCTATTCTAGGAGTTGGCTCTTCCATTTGCTGCGACAATGCGTAGGCGACCCGTCGTTGCACACCAGAAATATTATTCCTGATGCCATCGGGCTTAAGGATTCCCATACCGCCACGACTTAACGGAAGCCAAAGATTTCGGTGGAAAGACATTTCTGTCTTAACCACTCCTTGGCTTCTCTCGGAGTCGCTGGTTTTGTAAGCCTCATCAACGCGTAAGCGCTGAAGAAGGTAATACTTCCGGTCAAGCTGACGACGCTGCCTCTCGGCAACCTCGCTGGCGGTGGGATCTCGCGTATGAACTGCAATCGCGAGCGTTTCTGCTCGGATCACTGGCGCGTGCATTCTTAAGAAGTCTGCAACAGCGCGTACAGTGGCCTGCTTTCCCCAGCAGGAGTCGATGATCTCGTTCATGACCGCTGTGAGCGGTTCAAAATCATCTGGGTTCGTCTTTCGCCTGTCTCTAAGGAGGGCGGACAAGGAGTCGTCTCTAATACCTCGGGCCGTACGGCCGACGGTAAACGTCTCTTCCTGATCATTTCGGCTATCTGATTGGACCTTATGAAGGCCACAGAGTAAGCCGGTTCGGAAATAATTAACAGTCCTTGCATGGACTTGCGGTTTTGAAAGATCGCAATGGAAAGAAGTACTGTTAACATTACCGTATGACCGGTGGAAATATGCCTTGCCGACACTCATTTCGAGTCCGACGATTTTGGCGATTTCTGCATGATCCTCAAGGATGCCCGGAGGCCCCGGATACAACATATCGTCGCCATTGACGAGAACGTGCGATAGGAGATCATCGTAACCTACGCGCTCTAGACGCCTTATCTCCCGAATTTTTTCACCAATAGTGTCGAATCTTGTTTTCCTGGTTTCGCTGATTTGTTCACGAAGACCGGGGAGCTCCAAACCTTCACGGAGCTCGTCGTTTTCAACGACAGCTCGGAGGTAAGTAGCAAGATTCATAAGACACAAGATTGGGAATGATAAGGGAGAGCCCATCAGTTGGCCGTTTGACTGGGTTGCTCCAAAAGTAGGCTTGGATGAGTCGCGAGAAGGATAGTAAAGGTCATGAAAACCAAAGACTTTCCTCGCATTCGCGATTGCTTCAACAGGGATATCCCTAATGATGTACTCCAAGATCTGCTGCCCGAAGAGGGCTGAGCTATTGTCGGTTGCTGCGGAGTAATCCACAGATAACCAACCCCAGTTGTTGGTGGCCACCCTACCTTCATTCTCAGTGATTCTCCCACCCGGGCCGAAGAGGCCGTTAGTGAGGTCAAGAACCATTGAGGCGTCGAACTTCTCGCCAGTAAGGCGGAAACAAGGGAACTGCTGTAGAGCAGCCCACATGGTCTTCTGAAGTTCCTTGGCGAGGTAATACTCGTAGGAGGGCCCACAACTGATGAGGCGCATCTTCAGTGGTTCTTTAACACACTGAATAACACAGGCAAGTCTTTCGCCTGCGGAGCCGTCCACCGGGCTACCGGAAACTTTAATTTCGTATTCTGAGCCAGAGCGCATATGCGCGTCCAGCTCTCGGCGATGTAACTCGTTTTCGAAGCTTCTCCTCGGCCTTAAAATGTTCTTTATGGTATCCCACAACTCGATATCATTATCTGTGTA